TAGCCCGTGTACCATGTAACCGGCTGAGGCGCATTAGCGGGGCAACTATGGCTGTTTTACGCACGCATCCATTACCCCCTAGCGTTCCCCATTACCCACTAGCGTTGCCTATTATGCCGTTTTATACATGGTTATAGCGGAAAATGGCTATAAATGGGTAATATAGCTATATGGTGTATGGTATCCGCACGCGTCAACTGCCGATCAGGGGCTAGGTAGGACAATTTGACACACTATAGTTGTACTTTATGCTGCTTTGACGCCGTAACATTACATTTTTGTAGCTTTATGGAAATAGAATAGCTATAAACCGGCTTATTCTTATTGCCGGTCTGAAAAAGTTGCATTATTTCGGACAGATAGCACCTAATTTAGCTGAGGATGATCATAGGATATATTGAGTAGCGGAGCTATTTTGCTTTCAATACCCATTAAAGTATCTATTTGGATTAGTTGATACCTATTTTACCGCTGTTTGTGCTAATTAGGTATTCCATTACCGATTTATAACCAAAAAAATGCCCTTTAACTCTTGCTGTTTTATGGTGCAAGGTGGGCTTTATGCCTAGTGATTGCTATGGTCAGATTATATCTGGGCACAGTTTTTCCACTGCATAGTTGCCCGCTATAAAAAAAACTAACACCGATGGCTAAGATGAAATTAGTAAACCTAATACCCCTTAGTGATAGTAGCCCGCTATAAAAACAAATAAACCCATCAATCCTATTATGTTAGTATGCCTGCGGATAAATTTCATGGTTCACTTTGTTCACCATTCATTTTCCCTTGTATCTTACACAAACGCTACCCCTAACGGGCTACCGTTGGTAATATAGCAAATTTTTGAAAAGCATGTCAAGTTTTGTTTTTTTTTGGTTTATCCGCGTTACCAAAATTAGCGGATTTATTGGGATTTATTGCAATTTTTCATTATTATCCTCCCTTGCCCCTTGCCTCGTTACCCGCTAGAGCAACCCTAGTTGTCAAATGGGTTTGGGTATGGTATTATGGGGTTATGGGCAAAGCACAGATAGTTAAGTGGCGTGATTCCGGCTTGTCGCGGGCAGTTAGCTTGGAGAAGATGGTTGGCTTGTTCGAGGAATATGGCGGTCAGGGGATGACAACCAGGGAAATTGACCGGATGATGGGGGGCAAGCAGGTAGCTGTCCGGGTTATGTCGCGGTTCCCTGAATTGCGGGCGGCGTACCATCGAGGGATTGATGGGCGCACGGTGGATGCGGAGGCGGCTTTGCTGCAGCGGGCCACGGGGTTTACGAAGAAGAGCGTCAAGAAGTCTACAAGGGTGTATAATGGTAAGACGGAAACCTTTGAATCGGAGGAAGATGTATTCTATCCTCCTGATGTAGCCGCCATCAAGTTGCTGCTGACGAATCGGGAAAAGACTAGGTACAACAATGATGGGGATGGCAAACCGGCGGTGGTGATCAACTTTACCGAGGCGGACAAGGCATTGTGACCATATTGTTGACGTTAACATAATGGTGGTGTTTTCCTGTGTTCTTTGCTACTATTCCGATATGACAACGCTGTACAATGATGATTGCCTGCGGGTGATGGGTGATATTCCCGATAAGTCCGTTGATCTTATTTTGTGTGATTTGCCATTCCAAACTACATCCTGCTCTTGGGACATCCTCATACCCTTTGAGCCGCTTTGGGGGCACTACAAGCGGATAATCAAGCAGTACGGTGCCATTGTGCTATTTGGCAGGGAGCCATTCAGCAGCCATCTCCGCCTTAGCAACTTGGAATGGTACAAATATGACTGGGTATGGGTGAAGAGCAGGGCACTAGGGTTCACCAATGCCAAGAACAAGCCTATGAACAGCGTTGAGTACATTAGCGTGTTTAGCGAGGGTACGATGGCTAATTGTTCAAACAAGAGGATGCCATATTACCCGCAAGGTCTGATCCCTTGCGGTAGGACAGTTAGCGGCAAGAAGGTTTGCGCTGCTGATATGCGGGATGGTAGTCATGGGTTTGGGCGTAAGAACCATAAGGAAAGCTATGTTAGGGAGTTTACGGGGTATCCTACACAGGTGCTACGTTTTGCCAGTGAACCAAAGCCCGTGCATCCCACCCAGAAACCTGTCCCGCTATTGGAATATCTGATTAAAACATACACAGTAGAAGGTGAAACGGTGCTAGATAACTGCATGGGGGCAGGGAGTACTGGGGTGGCTGCGGTGAATACTGGGCGCAATTTCATCGGGGTGGAGAAACACAAACCTTATTTTGATGATGCTGATCGCAGGATTAACTGGGCTGAGGATAATCAGATGTGGTTATAACATGAATGATTTTAAGTTAACACCAAAGCAAAATGAAGCCATCAAGCTGCTTGGTTCACCTACTATCACCAATGTATTACTTTATGGCGGCTCACGCAGCGGCAAAACTGCGGTTCTCATCTATACGGTGTTAGTCAGGGCACTGAAGGCACCTGGGAGCAGACACCTCATCTTGCGTCTTAGGTTTAATCATGCCAAACAGTCGTTGGTGTATGATACCATCCCAAAGATAGCCAAGTTAGCATTTCCGGGATTGGAGATGAAGCTTAGCAAGGTTGACTGGTTTTACACCCTGCCCAATGGTAGCGAAATCTGGATTGGTGGCTTGGATGACGGTGAACGGGTAGAAAAAATCCTGGGCAATGAGTACGCGACTATCTATTTTAATGAATCTAGCCAGTTGGACTGGAAGGCAATCGGCATCGTCAAGACACGTTTAGCTATGAAGTGTCCCGGACTGATAAACAAGCTGTATTTTGACTGCAATCCACCCAACAAGCGGCATTGGACGTACAAGCTATGGATACAGAAGCAGCAGCCCGACGACAATACCCCACTGAAAACTCCAGATTTGTATGGGTGTATGCGGATGAATCCTACTGATAACTCCGTGAATCTGGCGGAAAACTACATTGAACAGAGCCTTGTTAGCTTGTCAGAACGGGACAGAAAACGCTTTTTGATGGGTGAATTTGGGGATGACGCCGAGGGTGCGCTGTTCAAGTATGCCGATATTGCCAAGAATCGGGTAGCTGTAGCCCCTGAAATGCGTCAAGTTGTTGTAGGATGCGACCCAGCGGTTACTTCAAATGACGGAAGCAATAATACAGGTATTGTTGCAGCAGGTGTATCTAGGATAATGGGTGAGGATCACTACTATGTTCTGGATGATGCTACGATGTCTGGTAGTCCCGCTGCATGGGCGCGTGAGGCCATAAATTGCTTTGATCGGAATGAGGCAAATCTTATCATTGGTGAAGTTAACCAAGGGGGTGACTTGATCGAGGCTAACCTTCGTGCCATTAGACCCCTTATTCCTTATGAGGCGGTACGCGCGACAAGGGGCAAGGCTATCCGGGCGGAGCCTGTGGCCACAGCGTGCGAAAAAGGCCGTTTGCACTTCGTAGGTGAATTCCCGGAACTAGAGAATGAGCTTACGAGTTGGGCACCTGCATCTGGGGAACCATCTCCTGACAGAATGGATGCCTTGGTTTGGGCAATCAAGCATCTGATGGGCAACGAAAAGAGGGCTGGGGTTTGGTGAGGTGTTGACTAATTGCCCTGTTGAATGGTATATTTGGGATACGCAAGGTGTACTATGTCGAGAAAGTCAGCACGGAACAATAAAGCACCACAGCCAACCCCACAGAAGAATACGGTAGAGGTTGATGCTACGATGCTTCGGGCGCTGTTGTATGGCAATCATAACGTATGCCCCCCCACATCAAGGCTTGATTTTGCCAAGCGTTCAGGTACACACAGCCAGTTTTCCGGGGCTAGAAATATCCGTCAAGTGGCGGGGTATCCTGAGAACCTTACTTTTGATGACTACTTACAGTCATACAATCGGCAAGACGTAGCGGCACGTGTCATCGAAACGTATCCCGACCATACATGGAACGAGATGCCGGAAGTCTATGAGTCCGAGTCATCCCGCGATTCCCCGTTTGAAAAGGAATGGAAGGAGATGGTGAGGAGCAAGGGGCTTGTTTCCTACATGCGCTCTTTTGACACGCTATCTGGCATCGGGCGTTTCGGGGTGTTGGTAATGGGTGTGGACGATGGCAAGCCTTTAGACCAGCCATTTGTACCTTTCCGCAAGAAGCATACCCTAGCCTACATGCGCCCTTATATGGAAGGGGAAGTGAAGATTACACAATGGGACACCGATCTGTATAGCCCCAGGTATCTACTGCCAGTAATGTATGAAATCACCCCTTTGACGGATACAGCAGCAGCGCCTGTGCTGAGCAGAATGTTCAAGGTGCACTATACGCGCACGATCCACTTTGCCGATAATGCAGTAAACAGCTTTGTATATGGCGTGCCTCGTCTGCAGCGTGTCTATGACCGGCTATTGGATATTTTGAAGGTTGTAGCAGGATCAGGAGAAATGTTCTGGCGCGGTGCGTACCAAGGATTTAGCTTTGAGGCTGATGCGGATACCCAGATTGCTCCTGATGACCGCAAGCAGATGAAAGACGACATTCAAAAGTATTTTATGGGTTTGGATAGGGCTATGCTGCTCAGGGGGGTCAAGGCAAACCAGCTTAACCCAACAATTGCCAGCCCGAAAGACCACCTGGACGCTCAGTTGACAGTTATCTCGATTGCTTCCCGTATCCCCAAGCGCATCTTATCGGGTAGTGAAGTAGGTAAACTTGCCTCTATTCAGGATGCGGAAACATGGGCGCAGCAAATTGCTATTCGCCGTAATAATATTGCTGAACCCTTTATTCTGCGACCATTCATTGATTTCTGTGTTAGGGGGCGTATCATCACAGGTCCCGCCAACGGCCCTGATTACAGTGTGTTGTGGAAGCCTCTATCAATCCCAGCGGATAAAGATGTAAGTGAGTCCGCCGTAAACTTTACAAATGCCTTGATGACATTTGCTACATCTGGGTTGTATGCCATTGTTTCATTTAAGGATTATTTGGTGAACGTGTGGCGGTATAGTACTGAAGAGGCCGCACAACTTGCGTCCGGGTTTAATGAGGAAAAATTCAGGAAATTGCAGTCGGAATTGCAGATAAAGAAGGCACCGAACAAACCCCTCAGTTCAAGTGGCGAATCCGTCGATACTTGATGGTTGACTATTTTTCAGCAGTTTGATAAGTTATTAAACAAAGAGGGATACTATGGCGCAGTTTGTGGCATTAAAAACAGCAGGTATGAACAGCGAGGGACTGAAGCTGAAGACCCTCGATGGCAAGTCTTACCTGACTGGTTCCGTTGTCATGGCCAAAGAAATGGTTATGAACGGGCTAATGTATCCCAAGGAGGAGTTGAAGCGTGCTGTCCCTGGTTGGAATGGTCGCCCTGTAACGGTTGGGCATCCTAAGTCTGATGACGGCTCATTCATTACTGCCAATGACCCTAAGATTCTTGATGAAACTCAGATTGGTTTTATCTTTGATGCATACTACAGGGATACTGACAATAAGCTGACTGCTAATGTATGGCTGGATGCTTCCAAGTTGGACAAGTTTACCGATGTACGCGAGGCTATTTCCAATGAGAAGACTCTAGAGGTTTCCACTGGTCTATTCCTTGATCTTGTCACCGAGGAAGGCGTACATAATGGCAAGAAGTACAAGGGCAAGGCTGTTAACCACCTTCCTGACCATCTTGCATTGCTTCCAAATGAGGTAGGTGCTTGCTCTGTTGCTGATGGGGCTGGTTTTCCGAGGGTGAATGTCATGCTAGGTACAAACGAAGTTACTTTCCGTGAGCGTAGCAGACTTCTTCGCCAGGCGCTGCAAGCAAAGCTGCAATCAGAATACTTCTATATTGAGGAAATCTTTGATGCGTCTGTTGTGGTGTATAAAGGCACCGAAGGCACCGATGGATTGTTCGCTTATGACTATACTTTTGATAAAGAAACTGGTACTCTGACATTGGGTGAGGGTGTTGAGGTTTTCCAGAAGATTGAATACCCACCCATTAGCACGTTAGGAGCTAATATGGACGAAGCGAAAAATGTTGAGGATAAGCCTGCTGCGGAGCCGGAAGCCGCTGGTAATGCTGCCCCCGAAAAGCCTGCTGATGGTGCTGTTGCTGATACCTCCGCCGGGACTCCTAAAGTTAACAAGGATAAGCCCGTTGTTCCAGAAGCCGCGCCCGAAGCTGCTACTCCCGAAGTAAACGCCGAGCAGGCTGAGGCGCTGGCCCTGTTGGCCGCCAGCAAGCAGGAAGCTATTGCTAAGATTATGGCAAATAGTGAAGCAGGATTTACTGAGGATGAGCTGAAGGTTATGCCTTATACGCAGCTCAAGAAGATTGCAGCTTTGGCCGGGACTACCCAAGCCAAGGTTGATATGTCAGGTTTGGGTGGCCCTGGTGGCACAGTTGCTAATCAGGCAGTTAAGGAAACTCCCTACATTGGGTAAAGGAGCTAGTTATGGCAGTT